CGCCGGGCAGGGGGCCGTGCACGGTCAGCGCCCACGCCTGCGTCAGAGCGGCGTACTCGCCGGGGACCTTCCCGAACGCCCGCGCCTCCGGATGCTCCCAGTACCCGTCCACCGTTTCGACGGCCCAGCGTTGCCCGTCGTGGCCCTCGATCCAGTCGGGTGTGCGTTCCCCGGCGAGGAACCCGCGGAACCCGACGACGACATGCCGCCCCACCACACACCGGATCGTACACGCGTTCGAAGAAGTGGCTGAGCGTAGCCAAAACAGGCGATGGTCCCCGGACCTACGGGGGGCGAGCAACTACCCGGCGTCACAACCCCCGGGTTAGCCGGCCTGGCCCAGATACCGGTAGATGGTGGTGCGGGCGACACCAAGCTCGGCGGCGATGTCCCGCACGGTGTGTTTCCGCTTGCCGTCCTCGCCGACTTCGTCGTACATCTGCTGGGCGAGTTTGGCCTGCCGGGGCCTCAGTGCCTTCTTCCTGCCGCCGACCCGGCCACGGGCGCGGGCGGCCGCGAGTCCGTCGCGGGTGCGTTCGACGGTGAGGGCGCGTTCGAACTCGGCGATCGCGCCGAGGATGTGGAAGAACATCCGCCCCATCGGCGTGCTGGTGTCGATGCTCTGGTCGAGCACGACCAGGTTGACCCCGCCGTCCCGTAGCCGCTCCGACAGCTCGATGAGGTTCTTTAGGGATCGGCCGAGCCGGTCCAGTTTGGTGATGACGAACTCGTCTCCCTCGCGGGCGGCGTCGAGTGCCTTGTCGAGTTCGGGGCGGGACGCGAGTTTCCCGGACGCCTTGTCGACGTAGATCCGGTCGCACCCGGCGGCGTTGAGGGCGTCTTGCTGCGCGTCTGGGTTCTGGTCGCGGGTGGAGACCCGGCCGTATCCGATCCTCACCGCTCCAGTGTAGCGATTACGCACCGTTTCCACGGCATAGGTGAGGACACGAGTTTTGGGTCGCGTCCGGCCGCTCCGATCCGGCCGCCCTCACCCTGTCGCTTTAACGTTCGTCTTCGGACAGACGATCGGGCTGCGACAATGAGTGGATGGGCTGGGTTCACCGCGCCACCGACGCGCCACAACACGTCTGCCATCCGCCGATGCGGGAGGCCGTCTACCAGCTGCCGTCCTCGTTGAGGGGGCCGAGCACTGAGCAGACGGAGTTCTCCGAGATGGTCGTGGACGGCCAGCCGGGAGACCTGTGGCGCTGTGACGACTGCGGGGAACTGTGGCGGATCGGGCTCGCCTGCCCCATCTGTGACCGGGCCGGCAGGTCGGTTCCGCACGGCGGCCAGCACACGGTCGGCGTACGGTGGCGGCCCGCCACATGGTGGCAGCGGCTCACCCACAGGCCACACAAGGTTGCGGGCCGCCGATGACTCCGGACCCATATGTGTCGATCAAGCAGGTAGGCCGCTGGACCTACAGCGCGTCACTGATCGACGGGGGAATGACGGTCGGGCCTGACAGCTACGTCCGGGGCCGCAAGCGCGCTGAGCGGCTGGCCCGGCGCCTGTTGCGCCGCCATCTGCTTCGGCTGGCCCGCGAACGGAACCACTGGAAGATCACTGCCAAGGAGATCCCGGACTGATGGGGGTGGCCCGCCCGTGGACGTCGTGGATCTGGTTCTCCTGATCGCCTCCGCCATCGTGCTGCTACTCGCCACGTTCGACGTGCGGGCCCGCGTCAACCTCATCGCTCTCGGGCTACTCCTGTTCGTCCTCGTCCCCCTGATCCACGCCGCGCAGGCGATAGATTAGGCGGGTGGGAGACACCGCCGCAGATCACCAAAGCCGGAAGATCGTGGCCGAGGCCGCCACCAAGGCGGGCATCACTCTCGATGAGATGGCGGATCTGGTGCAGCGGGCGATGAAGCTCGGCGCGACTGGCCGTGAGGTGCTTGAGGTCAACACGCGCGGGTTCGGGGCCACGGTGCGGTTGAAGACGGCGAGGGTCACCATCGCCGATGTGGAGACGGCGGACCGGCCGTGAGCAGCAGCCTGTACTGGCGGCCCGTCCCGAAGGATCCGCCGCCGTACGACGTGCCCGAGGACCTGGAGAACGTGCTGAGGCGCCGGTACTGGGAAGACTGGCCAAACACGGCGCCACGATCCGAGGCCCGCGAGATGGGGCAGGGCGACATTGGGTGGCTTGAGGGGCTACGCGACGCCGGCCTCGAGAGCGCAAACGATCTGCTCGCCGCGATCCGCGAGCACGGCACGATTCGGCTGACGTGGGAATGAGCCGCAAGGGCGTGTTGTGCCACCTGCAGAAACGCGGACCTAGCTAGAATAAGAGTTGTGACGCCGCTCGGTCGCATGACCACCACAACGCGCATGGTCCTCGCAGCCCTCCTTGACGGCTGCGCCTACGGTTACGCCATCACCGAACAGACCGGCCTGCAGTCCGGCACGGTGATCCCGATCCTGCACCGCCTCGAGGCCCACGGCTGGGTGGCGGTGGACTGGGAGACGCTGCAGCCCGCAGGGCGGCCGAAGCGCCGCTACTACCGGTTGACGGCCGAGGCCGCCGAGGTGGTCACCGCGATGCAGTCGGTGCGGGCTGCGTCGTGAGTTGCTGGTGACCTAAATGCCGCGAAAGGAATGTCTCGACTGCCGCGGCCTGTTCACTGGGGCCGGCGCTCGCTGCCCCCGCTGTGGTAACGCCAGGCAGCGCGCCCGTGACGCACGGCGCGGCACCACGGCGCAGCGCGGCTACGGCAGCCAACATCAGCAGCTACGCGCGGAACTCCTCGCCGACCTGGCAGCCCACCCTGGCCAGCCCTGCCCACGCTGCGGCAGGCCGATGTACGCCGGGCAGAACCCGGACCTGGACCACACCGACGACCGCTCGGGTTACCGCGGACTCAGCCACTCCGACTGCAACCGCGGACACGCCACGGGGTAGGGCATGGGGTGCACCCCACCCGCCCAGCGTGCAGGCTTCACCCGATCAACGCCTCACGCGAACCCGAAACGAACTTGACCAAAAACAAACTCAAGATCAACGCTCACATAAACGCAGGTCAACGCCCTGATCGAAACGTTTCCGCAGGTCAGGGGGGCCATGCGATCACGGAAAACGATCACCGGCTCCTGACCCGCAGCCCTTGCGAAATTTTTCGGTGGTAACACAGCGGAGTTTTTCGCCGAGTTTTGATTTCGGGGGGTGACGGATGCCGCGTGTGAAGAAAGCGGCCGGGACGGCGGTTGATCCGCGGAATGGGCAGCGGGCCCTGGGTGTGCTGGCGGGTGGGCAGGTTGAGCGGTTTCCGCCACCGCGGCGGGTGTGTAAGGCGGCGAAGGACGCGTGGGAGGGGTTTTGGGAGGACCGCCCCGCCGCCTTGCTGACGCCGGCGGCGAAGGTCGTGCTGCTGCGTTGGGTGGACGCGTTGGACCGGTATCTGCGGGCCACGGCGGAGGCGGACGCGGAGCCGCTGGTGCGGGGCTCCCAGGGCCAGCAGGTGATCAACCCGCTGTACAAGGTGGCGGCTGCGGCGTTGACGACGGTGGAGTCGTGCGAGAAGCAGCTCGGGATCGGCGGGTTGAACGCGGCGTCGCTGGGCTTGGCGGCGATCAGTGAGCGGCGGTCTTTGCAGGAGATGAACGCCAGGTACGGGGGGGATCATGGCGACGACGGTAACGAGGAGCCCGACCCCCGCCTCCGCATCGTCGGCGAGCTGGCCGGAGAGTGAGCCGTGTACGGCCTGCGGTTGGCGTCCCGGCGATGGTGGGCTGTGGCCGTCGCTGGGCGGTTTGGCGGTCCGCTGGATCCAGGACCAGTTGATCTTCCCCGAGGGGGACACGTTCGGGCAGCCGTTCCGGCTACGGACCGATCAGAAGGAGTTCCTGTACCGCTGGTATGAGTATTGCCCGCGTTGTGACCAGTGGCATTACGACGAGGGTGTGCGCGGCGCGGCGACTGGGGACGGGAAGACCACGTTCATCGCGGCGATCGCGCTGCTCGAGTTCGCCGGCCCGCCGCAGATCGCCCCGACGTCGCCGCTGATCGACATTGCGGCGGCGTCGTACGACCAGGCGGATGAGCTGTTCGGTAAGGCCGGGCAGATGGTGGGCGGGCAGGACGACGAGATCACCGAGGCGCCGCTGTGCGGCCTGTTCGAGGTGTACGAGCGGAAGATCGGCTTCCGGGATGGCCGGCCGGGGGAGATCCGCCGTGTCGCGGCGGTCGCGGGCACGAACGAGGGCGGGCTGCCGCATCTGTTCATCTGCGATGAGGTGCACGAGTGGGGGGACGTGGGGGAGCGTAAGGCCCGCGTGCACACGGTGATTTCGAAGTCGACGCGGAAGCGGAAGACGCGGCACGGCTGCGGGCGGGTGCTGAACTTGTCCACGGCAGGGTTCGATGTGGATCATTCGCTGCTGGGTCGCATGTACAAGCGGGGCCTGCGGGCGTTGAAGGCCCCGGTCACGGCGCCGCGGTTGCTGTTCGACTGGCAGGAGGCCCCGGACGGGCTGGACTACGACGACCCGAAGCAGCGCGCGGTGGCGGTGCGGGCGGCGTCGAGGGCTGCGGGTCTGTTGTGGAATGTGGCGGACCGGGTGGGGGACTGGGGTAAGCCGCAGTTCCCGCGGCACGAGTGGATCCGCTACTACGCGAACAAGTGGGTCGAGGTCGCGGACGAGTCCTGGTTGAAGGACCATCCGCAGGCGTGGGGGAACTGCGCCGGTGACGCAACGATCCCCGACCGGGCCGAGGTCGTTGTGTCCGTCGACATGGCGTTGAACCGTGACTCGGTGGCGGTCGGTGTGGCGTGGCGACGCCCGGACGGGCGGGTCGCGTTCCGCTGCCGGATCTGGAAACCGGCCGGCGGGAAGATCGACCACCTCGCGGTCGTCGACCACATCCGGTACGACCTGGCGAAGGCGTACACGGTGCTCGAGGTCACCTACGACCCGCGGTTCTTTGAGCTCGCCGCAAGGGAGCTTGAGGAGGAGGGCTTCAACGTCGTCGAGTTCCCGCAGTCGCTGGAGCGGATGACACCGGCGTGCGGGCAGGCCCTTGAGGCGATCCTGAACGGTGTCGTGGTGCATGACGGCGACCCGGATCTCGCGGCGCATGTGACTAGCGCGGTGCCGCGGCCGAATGAGCGCGGCTTCACCCTGTCGAAGGGCAAGTCGAAGCGGAAGATCGACGGCTGTATCACGCTGGTGATCGCGTTGTGGCGGATCCTCGCGCCGGAACCTGAGACGGAGGCGGTGGAGCCGTGGGCGATGTACGGCTGAACGCGCAGGCGGCGGAAGCATGACCACCGCCGTCCTGGGCCGCGCCGAGAAGGTGCGGGAGGAGTCCCGGCGCCTCGACCCCGCGAAGGTGGCGCTCACGCTGCTGATGGTGCTGCCGTACGTGCTCGGCTGGACCGCCCGCAAAATCTGCAAGCTGGTGTGGCTGGTCGTGTCGGTGCTGTGGACCGCGATGGTGGTGGGCTGGCGGGACGCTGGCGGCGAGCACGGCGGTAGCTGATGGGCCTGCTCGAGCGGGTCCAGGACGCCCGGCCCGCGCGCGCGGGCCGGCCACAGGCGCCCGCCCGGTTCACGTTCGACGACATCGCCGAGATGTTCACCTACGGCGGATACGCCTACCCCATCGTGGGGGTGAACCCGTCCCGCGACGTCGAGGACGTCGAGAACAGCTTCACCGGGTACGTGCAGGCCGCCTACAAAACCGACGGCGTGATCTTCGCGTGCATGCTGGCGCGGCAGCTGGTGTTCTCCGAGGCCCGGTTCCAGTGGCAGCGGATGCAGTCCGGCCGGCCCGGTGACCTGTTCGGCACCCCTGATCTGGGGTTGTTGGAGACGCCGTGGCCGAACGGCACCACCGGGGAACTCCTCAGCAGGATGATCCAGGATGTTGACCTGGCGGGGAACTTCTACGCCGCGAGGGAGAAGAACCGGCTGCGGCGGCTCCGCCCGGACTGGGTGTCGATCATCCTGACCGCGCCGCCCGACCAGGCCGTCCAATCGGATGTGGCCGGCTACCTGTACCACCCTGGTGTCACCACCGGGTCGAAGGGCGACACCGGCGGCGGGAAGCTGTACTTGCCGGAGGAGATCGCCCACTGGTCCCCGATCCCCGACCCTGACGCCCAATACCGGGGCATGTCGTGGCTGACCCCGGTGCTGCGGGAGATCCAGGGCGACAAGGCCGCCACCGTCCACAAGCTGAAGTTCTACGAGAACGGCGCAACCTTGTCGACGATCGTGTCGCTGGACGCGTCGGTGACGAAGGAGAACTTCGAACGGTTCAAGGCGGCGATGGACGCCGGGCACCGCGGCGTCGACAACGCCTACAAAACCCTGTACGTGGGTGGCGGCGCCGACGTGACCGTGGTCGGCGCGGACATGCGGCAGCTCGACTTCGCGCAGACGCAGGGCAAGGGCGAAACCAGGATCGCGGCGGCGGCCCGCGTCCACCCGGTGATCGTGGGCCTGTCGGAGGGTTTGCAGGGCTCGAGCTTGAACGCGGGAAACTTCAACTCGGCGAAGCGCGGGTTCGCGGACGGCACCCTACGTCCGCTGTGGCGGTCCGCGGCGGCGGCACTGTCGAACCTGCTGAAAACCCCGGCTGGGGCGCGGCTGTGGTACGACGACCGCGACATCGCGTTCCTTCGCGAGGACGCCAAGGACGCCGCGGAGATCCTCAAGGAGCATTTCCTGACGATCGAGTCGGGGGTCCGCGCCGGGTTCAAACCCGAAACGGTCGTCACCGCCGTGCAGACCGGCGACCTGACCCAGCTTCAGCACACGGGCCTGTTCTCGGTACAGCTGATCCCGCCCACAACGGCGGCGCCCGCGCTCCCGGCAGGAAACGACGGCACATCAGGCGACTCGGCAGACGACGCCACAGACGGCGGATGAAAGGGCGTGTCATGAAGTCTTCGCGTGATCTCGCGGTGGTGCGGTCCGCGGTCATCCCGGCGACCCTGCTGCCCCCGGAGGTCCGCAAGGCGATCGCGTCGCACTCCACCGCCACCGACGACGGCGCGTGGGACGGCCCCGCCAACGAGGCCCGCCTCGACAACGACGCCGGCGCCGCCACCTACCGGAAGGCGTACGCCTGGCAGGACCCCGACGCCGACGCCGACACGAAGGCGGCCTACAAGTTCATCCACCACTTTGTGGACTCCGACGGCACCGTGGGTGCCGCGTCCACGAAGGGCTGCACCGCCGGCATCGCCGTTTTGAACGGTGGCCGCGGCGGCGCCGACATCCCCGACGCGGACCGGCAGGGCGTGTACAACCACCTCGCCCGGCACCTGCGGGACGCCGGCATGGAACCACCCGAGCTCAACTCGCTGCCCCCCGAGGGGGCGGCGCTGCGCGCCTCCTACCGCGCCGACCACGACCCCGGCGACTCCCCGACGATGACGGTGGCGTTCTCCGCGTTCGGCGTCTGGTACGAAATCGACTCCTTCTTCGAAGGCCGGTTCCTCGAGCGGGTCGCGCCCGGCGCGTTCGTCAAAACGATCAACGAGCGCGGCGGCCAGGTCAAGGTTCTGTTCAACCACGGCTTCGAGTTCGACATCGGCGACAAGATCCTCGGCCCGATCTCGCTGCTCGAGGAACGCGAAACCGGCCCGTACGGCGAGGTGCCGCTGCTGGACACCTCCTACAACGCCGACCTCATCCCCGGTCTCCGCGCCGGCGTGTACGGCTCGTCGTTCATGTTCAACGTGCTGGACGACCAGTGGGAGTATGAGCCGGAACGCTCCGACCACAACCCCGACGGGCTCCCCGAACGCACCATCACCACGGTGCGGTTGCTCGAGTTCGGGCCCGTTACGTGGCCGGCGAACCCGCAGGCGACCGCGGGTTTGCGGGGCCACACCGACACCTACGCCGAGCGGGTCCGGGCACGCAGCCCCGAACGCTACGAATCGCTCGCCGAACGGTTCGCCGCCTTCCGCGCCGAGCACCGCCTCGCCGCCGAATCCCCCACCGGCGGCCCTACGGACCCGGCCCCCGCCGACAGCGACGTCACAGCCAGCACCTCACCCGACGATGAGGCCGTCCCCGGCCAGCCCGCGGCAGACGCCACTCCCGTACCGGAGCCGGCGCCCGCGGCGGACCAGGCCGAGGACACCACGCAGACGGAAGAGGCCGCGAACGACCCGACCGACGCGCCGGACCCCACCCACAGCGGTGAGCGCCACGCGGCTGGTCTGTCCGCCGATCAGCGCGCCGCGCAACTACGCGGCCTGCAGCTCAAGGAGCTCGTACATTGAATGAGCAGGAGCTGAGGGACGGTCTGGCCTACGTCAGGGCGTGCCTCACCGACATGCACGAAAGGGCGGCCGACCGGCCCCTCACCGACGACGAACAGCGCGCCTGGGACGAAGGCGTCACCTACGTCCAGCACACCGAGGCGGAGCTCAAGCGGTTCGACGACCGCCGCGCCGTCGCGCAGCGTCTCGCCGCCCGGCCTGGCCACACCGAGGCCGGCGACGGCGCCGTCGGGGCCCCCCAGGTGATGCGCCGCGTCGACCCGTTCGACGGCGCCGACGTCCGCACCCTCACCGACCTGGGTGCCCGCGACAAGGCGTTGAAGGCGCTGGAGAACCGGGACCTCACCCTCCACGCCACCGACGCCCAGATCGCCCGCGCCGTCAAGGTGCTGCGCACCCGGTCCGGCGACTGCAACGGCGGACACATCGCCCGCCGGCTCCTCGTCACCGAGAACCCGCACTACCGGTCCGCGTTCATGAAGCTCGTCACCCGCTCCCAGCCGGTCCTCACCGCCGACGAGCAGCGCGCCGTCGAGGCGTACGACGAGTTCCGCGCCATGTCCATCGGCACAGACACCGCCGGTGGGTTCGGTGTTCCGGTCAAGTTGGCCGCCTAGCCCGGTGACGGGCTAGCGCAAATCCCGAGAATTGCTGGAACGTCCTGTTAGACGTCCGCACCACAGCGTGAGGCGAAAACCTGAGCGCGACGGTTCGAAAAGCGGACGGTAGGGATAATCAGCAGCCGAGCCCGCCTGGCCTTGTCCGACGGGAAGGTTCAACGACTATGTACGGGATATCTCACTAAACCCTACAATCATCCTGTATTCTTAGGGTGTGGCAAGCCATTCCCCGAGAGAATGTGTCATCTGCGGCACTTCCTTCACGCCGCGAAGAGCGGTCGATAAGACATGCTCGCTGGAGTGCCAAATCCAGCATCGTCGCAATCTGAGCCGGGCAAGCATCGCTCGGCGCTACAGGCCCCGCCCGCAGCGTCCGGACACGGAATGCGAAGGCTGTAAGGCGACGATCCCAGCGCCCAAGTCAGGGCCGATGCCGCGATGGTGTCGGTCGTGCCGAGCGTCCAAAGAGGACGAACGCTCAAGGGCCAGGCTCGCTGTTCGCCGGTGCTACAGGTGCCAGGTGCCCCTGCCCAATGCGGCACGGAAGCCCGGCAAAGCGGTCTGTGACGACTGCCGCGTCGATCCCCGACAGCGGGACCGCGCTCACGAGCAGCGGCGCAGGCTACGGAAGTACGGGCTGACACAGGATGAATACGACGAACTGCTGCGCAGCCAGGGCAACCGGTGCGCGGGATGCGGCACGGACAAGCCCGGAGCAAAGGGCTGGTGTATCGACCACTGCCACCGCTCCGGAAGAGTTCGCGCCATACTCTGCAATCCGTGCAACACGGTGCTGGGTCTAATCGATGAGGACCCGGAAGTGCTCCGCGCCTTGGCAAGGCTCGCAGAACAGTTCAAACAGGGTGAAGAGATAAAGATATAGTCTGAGCTTCACGGAGACGTGAAGAGGCTGGCAGAAATGACCAGCCCCTCCGGCACGCGCCGGGGAGTAACAACACTGCCTCATCGACCCGACGATCATCCTGACGGCGCAGGGATCCCCGAACGACATCCTGAACATCGCGCGGGTCGAGACGATCACCAACGACGAGTGGCGGGGTGTCACCTCCGCGGGTGTCACCTGGTCTTTCGACGCCGAGGCCACCGAGGTCTCCGACGATTCGCCGGTGCTCGCCCAGCCGACCGTGCCGACCGCCAAGGCCCAGGGCCTCATCCCCTACTCGATTGAGGTCGGGCAGGACTACCCCAACTTCGCGTCGGAGATGTCGACGTTGCTGGACGAGGGGTACCGGGAGCTGCTCGCCTCGGCTCTCACCACCGGGTCCGGCACGAACGCCCCGACGGGCATCGTCACCGCCCTGGACGCCAACACCAACGTCGAGGTCGCCGTCACCACGGACGGCGTGTTCGGCGCGGCCGACGTGTACAAGCTGTGGGACGCCCTCCCGATCAAGTACCGGAACCGGATGCCGGCCTGGATGTCGTCGACGGACGTGATGAACGAGGTCCGGCAGTTCGGCTCGACCGGCGCCGGCGGGTCGAATTTCTCCGTCAACCTGACGCAGGAGTCGATTCCGCGGCTGTTCGGGAAGCCGTACTACGAGAACGACTTCATGGCGGACTTCACCGGCACCACCGGGGCGGCGAACCTGCTGATCGTGGGCGACTTCAGCAACTACCTCGTCGCCCAGCGCGCCGGCATGTCGGTGGAGCTGGTGCCTCACCTGTTCGCCACGGCGAACAACCTGCCGAACGGGCAGCGCGCGTGGTACGCGTGGGCCCGCGTCGGCGCCGATTCGATCAATGACCTGGGCTTTAGGCTGATGCAAAACCAGTAAAGCCCGGGGTCAGAGTACCCGCATCATGCTGGTATGATAAGGGCATGGCGAAGGGTCTACAAATCTGCAGCGAGCCCGGATGCCCGGAGAAACCCAAGGCATCCGGGCTCTGCTCCAGGCACTATCAAGCGAAAAGGCGTGCCGCGGCAAAGGCGTCACCAGCGGCGTGCGCCGAAGAAGACTGCATGCGGCCGATCAAAGCGCGCGGGCTGTGTTACACCCACTACAACGTGCTCCGCTACGACGGAGCGTCGTGTCGTGTTGAGGGCTGCGACAAGGTGCCGGCCGGCAAGGGACTCTGCCCGATGCACTACTACCGGCTGCTCAAGGAAGGAGATCCTGGGGAAGCCGGATCGCGTCGAAAGGCAAGTCGACCCTGCAAGGTTGAGGGCTGCACCAATTTGGCCATCACGCGTGAAGATCTCTGCCCAACGCATCGTGTACGCAAGCGGCTGTACGGCACCGAGTACGGGACGTTCGTCACTCACAAGAAATGCATCTCGTGTGGCGCCAATGCGGTAGCGGGTCACCGATCAAGCGACTACTGCCGCGAGCACTACATAGAGCACGTCAAGTTGCTTGTGTCGCAAGGCGGCGTCGTCGAACAGCACGACGGTGGCGGGTACCGCTACGTCTCGATTTTTAAGAAGAGCTACGCGGTCCATGCGATCGTTATGGAGCATCTTCTCGGCCGACCCCTGGTCGCCGGCGAGTCGGTGCACCACAAGAACGGCATTCGTCACGACAACCGGCCCGAGAACCTTGAGCTTTGGGTGAAGCCTCAGCTTGCCGGGCAGCGTGTCCAGGACCTTGTGGACTGGGTCATCGAGACCTACCCCGACTACGTCAAGGCAGCCATCGAGGGCCGTCCGCATCTGTTCGCCATTCCCGAAGAGCCGGAGGTTCCCTGATGGCGTACGTGTTCCCGACCAGCGTGTGTGTGGTGCGGCACGGGGAGGGCCGTGTGCACCTGAACCCGGACCAGCAGTGGGACGCCGACGACCCGTTCGTGAAGGCACGCCCGGACCTGTTCACCGAGAACCCGCTGAACGTGCAGCGCACCGTGGCGGAGCCGCCGGTGGAGCGGGCGACGCGGGCGCCGGGGGAGAAACGCACCACCCGCGGGCCCGGCAAGACGGCCAGCGGTAAGGCCGCCGGTGACAAGGGCTCCGCCGCCGGTGACTGACCCGTCCGGTGATGTGGTCCTCGTCGCCTACCTGCACCCCAACACGGTCAGCCAGTCGTTCTCCGATTCGCTGATGCGGCTGGTCGCCTGGGACGTGGGGCACGAGGGCCGGGTGATCCGGTCGGGTGGCCCGGTGATGTTCCGGGCCGGGCCGGGCGGGCTCGCGGAAGCCCGTAATGAGGTGCTGCGGCATTTCCTGGACGACTCCGGCGCGGACTGGCTGTGGATGGTGGACGCCGACATGGGGTTCGCCGCGGACACGGTGGACCGGTTGGTCGCCGCCGCCGACCCGGGGGAGCGGCCTGTCGTTGGGGCCCTGTGTTTCGGGTTGCGGGAGGTCGCTGCGGACGGGATGGGCGGCTGGAAAGTCCGCGGGTTCCCGACGCTGTACGACTGGGCGCAAAACGCGGAGGGCACCTTCGGGTTCCATGTCCGCCGCGGCTACACCCCGGACGTGGTGACGCAGGTCGCGGGGACTGGGGCGGCGTGTCTGCTGGTGCACCGCACCGCCGGTGAGAAGGTCCGTGCCGATTCGGGTGATGAGTGGTTCGCCCCGGTGCAGTTCACGGACGGACGGCCGGTGTCGGAGGACCTGTCGTTCTGTTACCGGCTGAACAAGGCGGGTGTGCCGGTGTTCGTGCACACCGGGGTGAAGACGACGCATCACAAGCAGTTCTGGCTGGGCGAGGACCTGTACCGGCTGCTCGAGACCCAGTATCAGCATGCCGCCGGTGCGGAGCCGGCTTCGCTGTGAGCGACCTGGTTGTGGTCGTACCGTCGCGGGGACGCCCGGACGCGGCGAAGAATCTCGCGGCGGTGTTCGAGGAGACCCGTACCGGCGACAGCGAGTTGGTGTTCGCGGTTGACCGGGACGACCCGGATCTGGACGGGTACCGGGACCTGCCCACGCTTGCCGGCGCTGCCGCGTCGATGGTGGAGGCGCTGAATCAGGCCGTGTGGGCGCTGGTGCATCAGGCCGCCAGCCCGCCGTTCGCGGTCGGTTTCATGGGGGACGATCACCGGCCGTGCAGCGTCGGCTGGGATCGCCGGTACCTGGACGCTTTGCGGGAACTCGGTACCGGGATCGTGTATGGCGATGATCTGCTGCAGGGCCGGCGGCTGCCGACGCAATGCGCGATGACATCGGACATCGTCAATGTCCTCGGCTATATGGCTCCACCCGCTCTGGGTCACCTGTATGTGGACACGTTCTGGCGTGACCTGGGCCAGGCCGCGGGCTGCCTGACGTACCTGCCGGATGTGGTGGTGGAGCATCAGCATCCGATCGCGGGGAAGGCGGACTGGGACGCCGGGTATCGGCGGGTGAACAGCGACGCCCAGTACGCCGCGGACCGGTATGCGTATCAGGCGTTTAAGCGGTCGGTGTTCGACGCCGACGTGGCCAAGGTGCGGGCGCTGAGGCTCGGGTGAGGCGGGCCCTCGTCACCGGCTCAGCGGGGTTCCTCGGCCGGCATTTCGCTGCGCGGCTGCAGCGGGACGGCTACGAAATCAGCAGAGTGGACACGGCCGACCCGGTATGTCCACGCGATGCGCTGACGAGATTCTCCTTCACGGCAGGCCGCCGGTTCGACCTCGTGATTCATTGCGCCGCCGTGGCGCCGCACCGCTCCGCGATCGACGGCACCCCGCTGACGGTCGGCGCCGGGAACCTCGAGCTGGACGCGGCCATGTTCGGGTGGGCCGCACGCGCCATGCCGGGCCGGGTGGTGTACATCTCCAGTGCGGCCGCCTACCCGCGCTACCTGCAAGACGGTAAGCAACCCCACCCGATGGCCGAGGACATGGTCGGCGAATTCGCCGGCGTCCACGGCGAACCGGACGCCATCTACGGCTGGGCCAAACTCACCGGGGAGCGGCTCGCCGACGCCTACCGCGCCCACGGCGGCGCCGTGACGGTCGTGCGGCCGTTCTCCGGCTACGGCGAGGACCAGTCCGCCCACTTCCCCTTCGGCGCGTTCCGGGACCGGGCTACACGCCGCGAAGACCCGTTCACGATCTGGGGGACGGGCAGGCAGGTTCGGGACTGGGTCCACGTCGACGACATCGTCGCCGCCGCCCTGGCCGCCGCCGAACTCGGGATGGACGGGCCGCTGAACATCTGCACGGGGGCGGGCACGTCACTGCGGGAACTGGCCGGAATGTTCTGCGCGCAGGCGGGCTATGCGCCGGCCTTCGAGTTCAAGCGGGACGCCCCGGCGGGTGTCGCCTACCGGGTCGGTGACCCGTCCCGGCTACGTGAGGTGTACGAACCGCAGGTCACGCTCGCGGAGGGCGTGCGGCGGGCGCTCAAGCACGCGACACATGTCCGAAGCGAGCAAGGGGTTGAGTGAATGACGCTGGTCGGGGCCGGAGTGACGGCGAAGAGCGGACAGTCCAAGACGGAGGCGATCACCGCATTCGAGGCCGCGACAGGCCGGACTCTGCCGATCCGCCGCTGCTACGACAGCGGCGTCCCCGCGGACGTGAACACTTCGCAGGCGAAATACGACCTTGGGGTGCGGGCCAGCGTCCTGTCGTTCAAACCAACGATCTCGACGCCGATCGCGACCCTGGACGGGCTCGCCACCTCCATCGCCGCCGCCGGCCACACCTGCGACGTGATCATCTACCATGAGCCGGTCGACAACATGTCGGGCCCGGACTTCGTGGCGCTGTACCGCCGGTCGTGCGCGCCGTTCCGGGACGCCGGGATCCCCGTCGGGGTGTGTTTCACGAACTATTCGTGCAACCTGCCGTACGCCGATTCCCAGAGCGCCCTGGAGCGGTACTGGCCGGGCGACGACGTGGTGGATTTCCTGTCGCTCGACCAGTACGGCGGGACGATCACCACCAGCGTGGATGCGGCGCCGATGGAGGACATGGTGCGACGGGCCGCGCAGTTCGCCGACGCCCGCGGCGTCGAGTTGGGGGTGGCCGAATACGGCGTCGACGGCGGTGGGGACGTCACCCGCTCGGACCGGTGGCTGCGCAGCATCACCGACTGGGCCGCGGCCCGCGCGGCGCAGGGCCGGCCGTTGCGGTGGCTGTCGTACTTCCATTCCGATGTCGGCGGGAACTACTGGCTGACCAACAAGGCCGAGTACGTCGACGCCTACACCGATTCGTACCGGGTGCTGGAGGGCTGAACGGTGCCGGACACACCTATCGACCGGGACAAGCTGCTGTCCGTCGGGTACCTGCGGGGTGGCCGGACGCGGAACCGGGTGCGGGAGGGCCGCGACGGTAAGGGCCGCCGGTGGAGGGCCACCACCGATGAGCTCGGCAACACGGTGACTGAGCGGCACGGCGACCGGCAGGACGTCACCATCCGGGCCCCCCACATCCGTCAGCACACGACCGTCACGGAGGAGCGATGAGCACCGCTGCGGAACGGGCCGCTGAACTCCGCGCCCTCGCCGACCAGCACGAGC